ACCTTACAATACAGACCGCCTGTCTCTTTCTCGCTCTTATCTATAACATCCATCTGAACATCTATGTAATAGGTGTCGTAAGTGGTATATACAAGAGTTAGTGGTTTTTTTGCCGCAAAATCAACAAAATTTTTGTAATTCTGATAAGTTGGAAGAAATAAAGTTCCGACTATTTCTTTCTGTTTTACCAGATCAGAGACCTCAACAAAAGAATCTTCTATCTGTTCATAAGTGGTTCGATGCTCTGCACCGAATCCACCTATCTTTGTTAAGAATGAATCTAAAGAGTTAAGGTCGAATGTTTCTCCATTTCTATTTTTCAATATTAAACTTCTTATATTGTTCATTTTATCCTCCGAAGGCTTCGCCCATGATTCTATCTAGATTTGATGCTCTTTCTCTTGCTTTTGCGTCTGCTGCATCAAAGATTGAATCAATAGCGTCAAGGATTTCTGATTCTGAATCAAGGATTCCTGTTGCTACTGAACCGCCATAAGAACCGCCAATCTCTTTTCCTTTGCCTGATTGTCCTTTTTCGTCAATCTCAAGAACATCTTTTGACTTGTCAACTGCTCCCTGTGCTACCTTTCCAGAAGATGTCTCAACATCTGACTTTGAATCATCTATGGCTTTCTTAACACTTGAGTATGTTCCAGCCCATATGTCAACATGATTTTCTTTCCAATGTTCAGCATTCTCTGAAATAGTGTCCTGTGTTTCCTGTGACTTCTGAACGATTGTATCCTGTGTCTCAGTGAAGTTCGTTTCAATTTCTGCCATAGTTTCTGCTAGATTATTTTTAGCATCTTCCATGTCAGACCATGAATCCATAACCTCTTTGAACTTGTCTCCGTCAGTCTCTGCTGATGTAACTAATTCATGAAGATATCCAGCTCCTTGGATTCCCATGTCTTTGATTTCTCCAAGAAGTCCTTCATCCATCAAGCCATCTTCAACCAACTGAGCAGCTTTGAGCATATCCTCAGAATATGTATTCATAACAGTTGTCTGAGATTCAAGATTTGACTTCATCTGAGAAACTGTTAAATCAGATTTCAAAGATAGTTCGTCAAATAAGCCTATCTGTTGATTAAGTGAATCTTGAGCTGCTGCCTTTGCTTCGTCATATGCAGCCCTTAATTCATGAATAGCAGTGGCTTCTTCTCCTGTTATAGTTACCGCTTTTCCATGATAATTAACTATAGCTGTTTCAAGGTCTTCAACTGCTTTTGAATTTGCCTCATATGCTTCTTTATTTTCATTTATATAGTCAGTTGCAACTTGATACTGTTCGTTGAGGTCTCTTTGAATTACTTCCTCAGCTGATACCTGTTCATTGATAGCAACAAGAGCATCTGACTTTGCCTGATATGCGTCATATAAAGCTGTCTGTGTTGCAAGGTCTGCATCGTCAGCCTCTTTGAGTGCTTTCTTCGCTTCAAGATATTCCTGGGTTGCCTGTTCCTGTTCTTTTATCAATGGAGCCATTCTGACTTGTGATTCATACTGCTCTTTTGATATTTCAGACAAATCATCCATAGCATTTTGAATGTTGAGCTGTTGCTGCATAAGCTCACAGTTCTTCTCAATAGCTTCATTTGTCATGTTGAGATTATTTCCGTTTTCGATAATCTCAAGATTCAGATCAGGATAAGCAGAGTTGAGCTGGTCAACAATTTGAGCCATCTCTGACTGTTCATCTCTTGTGAGAACAGTCTCAGAACGAAGTTCTTTGAGCCTATCAATAAGTTTCTTTGTTGCATCTCCACTGTTTGAATATGCTTTCTGAGCTTCTCCTCTTGCTTTAACATTGTTCAGAATAGCTGTCTGTTCATCTGTTATTGCTGTTTTGTACTGATTAGCAGCATCAAGGGCCTTATTCTGTTCTGTTAGATAAGAAGTTAAAGCTCCGACTGCCATTCCAAGTCCAGCGACAATAAGTCCGACCGGATTTGCTGCCATTGCTGTATTAAGTCCTTCCTGAGCAACTGTTGCCTCTGTGGTCTTAGTTGCAAAAAGGCTCATAACTGTGTTGACTGCTGACATTGCCAAGCCTTCAACCTTCATAGCAACAAAGCCTGTTGCTATTCCTGTTAAAATTGGAATGATTTCGTCTAAATGTTCCACAAGGAACACAATTCCATCCGCAAGAGCTGGAATAACTGTCTCGGCCACGTTCTGAAGTTCTTCTTCATTCTCCTGGATAACAACAAGGATTCTGTCGAGAGCGTCTGCAAACTGCTCTGTCAGTTCTGCTCCGATTTCTCTTTTTATTGCATCTCCTGTCTTTGACAGCCTTTCAAGTGAGTCTGACGTTTCATTCAATGAATCAAGAGCCTCTGTGTCAAGGATATATCCCATTTCCTCGGCTTCTTTCTTCATTTCAGCGAATCCATCAGAACCGGCTTTGATAAGTGGATTGAGTTCCTGTGCTTTCTTGCCGAATATCTGCATTGAGATAGCGTCTCTTTGAGTTACTGAATCAACTTTTCCGAGAGCGTCTATTACTTCCCAGAATACTGTTTCGCCATCTCGAAGATTTCCGTTAAGGTCTGTTACTCTTACACCTAATTCTTCATAAGCTCCAGCAGCTGTTCCTGTTCCCATTCGTGCTGCTTCCATCTGCTTGATGTTCTTTGCCATTGAAGATGTGACTGTCTGTAACGAAGTGTCAAGAAGCTCTTCAGAGTATTTCAAAGCCTGAATGGTATCTGTTGAAACACCTGTCACAGTTGACATGGTGTTTATTTCATCTGCATAATATGCAGCGTTTGTGGCAAGTTCCCACAATCCATCTCCAGCCTGTTTTGTTAAATTGACAAGGGTTTTTAGTCCTTCCATGACTACTTCTGAAGCTAAATTTGCCTTAAGGACATCTCCAAAGGTTAAAGCTCCCTCAGATGCGTTTGAGAGTTCATTTCCGAACTGGTCAATAGAAGTTGCTGTTTTATCTGTCGAATTTCGAGCCTCTTCCATGTACTGACCTGTTTTTTCAAGGTCATCGTTCATCTTGATGAGCTGAGTTTGTGCAACATTCAAGCCAGTCTGCCAATTATTGACAGCATTTGTGTTCTTCTGATATTCAGATTCTGCCTGTTGGAGTTGTGCCTGAGCTTTAGCAACTGCTTCTTCTTGTGCTTTGATTGCTTCTGCTGATGCCTCTCCAGAGGATTTCATCTGATCTAATTCAGCCTGAGCCTTGTCGAGTTCTTCAGAATATTTCTGAACATTCTGAGCTGAAGCATCCTGAGCCTCTTTTGCAGATTCTAAAGCAGTGTTGTAGACATCTATTTTTGACTTCTGAGATTCAATCTGCTTTGATAAAATCTCATACTTGCTAGATAAAGCATCAAGAGAGTTCTGTTCATCTTTGAACTCTGCCTGAGAGAGAGCCATTTCAGAACGAAGAGCCTTCTGCTCTGTATTGATTCCCTTTAATGCTTCACGATATGATTTTTCGCCTTCCAGTACAATGGAAGCTCCTATTTTCTGTAAAGCCATTTTATAAGCTCCTTAATGAGTCGATTTTTGGTTTTCCTATCTGATATACAGACATTTTCTCAAGATTGAATAGTTTCTTGTAAAGTCGATATTTTTCAACAAATTCACAATAATAGATATGCTTTGATTCTATTAGTGAATATCCAAGTTTGGTCATTGCGACAAATTCTATCCAAGAGAAATCAATGACAACTGGACCGTCATCACTGGTCGCTTCTTCCTCTTGGTCTTCTAGTTTTTTATTTCGAAAGCCCTTGAAAACTCTTTGATAAGTTCTAACTGAAGTTTGTATGGAGATATATCCGCCAATACTAAGACCTGTCTTGGTGTTAATTGTTCGCATGGTTTATTCTCCAGGAGAGCTTCTAACTGAAGTCCTTCATAAACACACATATAAAGGAATTTGTTAAGCTCCTCGATGTTTATGTCTGTTGTTTCATATGTTCCATCTTCTTTTGGAATCCTTGAAAACAGAATATTTTCAAAGTTTTTCAAGTCTTTATATTCTTTTTGAATCTTTTCTAAAACATAATTTGAGCACCTTATCGGAAGTTTCCTCTTAGAGCACTCAATATAATGTAATTCTCTCATGATTTATCCCCTTATTTTTAATAACAAAAAACGCTATTGATATTATCAATAGCGTTCTAGAACATCCTTCTACAACATGGTAGATGATTAAGAAAAAAGGGCAGAGTGTAACCTCTGCCCCTAAAAATTAAGCTATGACATATTCTTCAGTTGTAACCACTGAATCAGTCATTGAAACCTTAACTGCAATAGCACGAATCATCTGATCTGATGAAACAGTGATTGCTCCTGTGTACTCTGTTGCTGCACTAGATGGCTTTGTTCCATCTGTTGTGTAGTAAATTGTAGCTCCAGCTGTGGCTGTTGTAAGTGCTACGCTCTGAGCTTCATCATATGAACCGCCAGGAACACTGAATGTAACTGGTGCAACCTGAGAGCCAAGACCAAGAACTGACTTAACCCAGTTTTCAGCAGCTTCTTCTGATACAAAGCCATAAGCCTTTGTTCTCCAATCTCCGCCATCGTCTGGAGCGAGAGCTGAACCGCTTAATGAAGGCTGTTTGAATGTTACTGACTCACCCTTTGTCTGATATGTATCTTCGCCTTCAACAAATTTAACCTTACGAAGAACGCAAGCGTCATATGTTCCGTCTGAGTTCTTAGCTGTGAAACCATATCCGACATAGTTTGAAACATCTCCAGCCTTTGAATGCTCGATTCCGTCAATCTCGTTAATCTCATGACCATAGAGAAGTTCTGCTGCCTTGAGTGGAACTCTTGTAACTCCAAGAGCTATTGCTGCATTGACGAACTCGTTGACTTCCTCAACTGTTCTATTGTCTCCGTAGAGTTTAGCGTTAGCATATGATGGTGTAACTGATGTGCTGACACCTTCTCCAATCTGGATTGCATCAGAATAGCTCACTACACCAGTGCTTGAATTGTAGTTGTATTTTGCTACTATCGGCTTCGAAAAGCCGAAGTTGTATGAACCATTAAAACTCATGTTCAATTCCTCTCTTTCGTTATTTCTACCGTAAAGGTAGTTTGTCTTATTTTTTCATTGTTAATCTCATATACTCTGGAAGTTACGCTCGTAACGATGCCTACTTCTTCAAGATATGTTTTAATGACTTCTTTCAAAGCCATATAATCGAACTTTTTAGGAGTAAAGAAGTTTATTTGCATATAAGCTGTGTCAGCTAGGACCTTATTATCTCCAAACTCAACCCCTCTTTCATCTTCATAAGTGAAAGTGATGTATTTCTTTTCGGTTCCTTCGTATTCATCAGGAATTACTGGAATATTTGCCAGAGCTTCGATTTGTTTTAGTCCTAAAATAATAGGATTGACATTCATCTTGTCATTTCCTCCCATTTCTTCTGAAATATTCTCAAGATTTCAGCTTGTGCATTGTTTATGGCCGGAGTTAACCAAGGCGAAGGAGCTTGATGAGCATTGCCATAGTTGAGCCATATTCCCTTGAGAGCATTGCTCACAGGATATGTTCTCTTGTGATTCTTTGAATCATAGTAGAATGTTTTCGACTTTCCAGAAGGTCCAACATTAACTATATAAGCATCTGTCTTTGTCTTTTTAGGTTTTACACCCTTAATTGACTCGACAAGCTCTCCTGTTCCAGCTCCTCGTTCTGCTGCCCTTATTGAATCCTTGATAGATTCAACCATTATAGGAGTTGCTTCCTCAAGAGCTTCCTTTGCTATATCCTCAAAAGAAGAGTTTAAAAGGTTTCCAAAGAGATTATCTGGAAAGTTAATGTCTAACTGTGCCATCTATTCATTCTCCGATAAGGTTAATTCAACAATTTCCTTCTTCCTGTCTGGATAAGTCCTTGATACTACATAACGCTTTCCGTCATAATCAACGATTTTTTCATTGTTGTACTCAAAGAGCTTAACTTCCGCTACGCAAACAACATTGATTTTTGCAGCGTTAGCCTGATAAAATTCAGTCCTACTAACCGCCTTGATGTTAGCATATACAGTTCTTTTGGTTTCTGTTTCAGAAACAGGAAAGCCATTCTCATTGATGGTTT